GGGGCCAAGGCGAGCATTTCCGCCTCTTGGGATACCCAGTAGTTGTACATGCGCTGCGCGTCTTTAGCGTTACGCACAAGGCCGCTGATATAGATACGGCCTTCGACTTCGTATTCGTTACCGACTACGCGAATGACCGGAATCCACTTACCCGGCCACTCCTGCTCTTCCAGAATCTCGTAGCCGTTGGTCTTGATCCACTTAATCTTGCGAATATCGACTTCGCGGCTGCGAACAGCCTGCAAGCCCATCATTTCCAACTGCTTGGCTTCGGGTGACCCGGCAAACGCCGTTTGGTTCCCCGGATAGAGGTTTAACTTCGCTTTTTCATAGTAAGCGTAGAAGTATTCCGCGATCCGAACGGAGTTATCCGTAATCCATTGCGCCAGATTCTCGTCACCAGTACCACGCTGCTGGATCGACGAGATTGGCTCGGCGTCAGGAAAATGACGCTCAAACTCCTCACGGGGCATGTCCTCAGTAATGAAACACCACTCGGCATCCGACCCACAGGGGTCTTGAATGTGAGGGTCCATATAGACCGAGAACGAGTTTCGCACACGTCCGATACGAATGTCTTGGTCGAACGTATTGTCGTCGCAGTATTCGGTCAGGATGCGGATATAGCCTTCGCCATACGTCACCTGGTTCTCACAGGCGGTGTCGTAAGCAACATCGGCATCCGAGATGTACTCGATGTGCCGAACGATGCCGTCGAATACTTCTGCGACCTCAATATCGGCTTGGTCATCGACCGGAATGACCTTGCCCGAGGGACGGTTCTGGCGCTGATCGTTCGTAACCTGCCGAACGTGCTGCGGCAGTTTGTTGATGGTTAAGCAGGGACGCGCATTGATCGTCTGACCCTGCACTGCGCCACGGGTGGCTAACACCTCTTGCGGCCACTGCCAGCGGTTGTCCGGGGAACCTGCCATAAAGCGCAGGTCATCAAGTTCGCTGTCGCGGGACTCGCTATACGCCGTCAGGGACAACTGCATACGGGTACGCGCTTGCGAGAGGATGTCCCCCGCATCGCGTCCACGGCGGGACTGCGGCGTATTAGCGACCTGAGCCGCTCCCTTCATCCCTGTCGGGTCTTTAGCCATTACTTGCCCTTCTTACCCTTTTTAGCGGCAGCACTTCGTTTTACCGAGTACGCAATTGCCAGGCTTTGCTTCATTGGCTTGCCGGCCTTCAGTTCGGCCTTTAGGTTCCGCCGAAAGGCGCCTTTGCTTGAACTTTTAACCAGAGGCATTTTGTGGACCTCGATCCTTGTAAGACAAAATATTGTCGCAGTTCTTTTCTAGCCAACCAAGCCTTGTGTTGCATTGTTGGCACAAAATGCCCCGATAGGTTCCGGGTATTTTGTGGTCAATACACATCTTTTTGGCTTTTTTACCGCATATATTGCATGGTTGATTTCGCAACTCTTTTGCTTTTTCCAGAGTTAAACCATACTTTTTCTTGACGTCATATCGCAGTTGGTTTTGGCGTAAATTCTCCGGCAAAGTGCCGTTATTAGAGAATTTGTGCCTAACTTTCGGCGCGTCGCTCAAGCCATCCGTCCATTCATCTTTTTCGGCATCGGCGTGGGCTTAAAAGCCACCGTCGTGCGGATCATGTCCTCGTTTACCCGGCGTGGAGCGCGGGGAGCAGGCGCACGGGGCTTCTGCATACGAGAATTGGTGATCATGTCGCCAATCGTGGCACCGGGTGACACGCCTACAGGGCCGTACTTCATGTTTATTTCCTCTTTTTGGCCGTTTTGGCCGATTGACGGAACGCTTTAGCAGTCGGAGCGCCTTTAGCACCCACTTTTCGCATCTTTTCGCCAGAACCGGCAGCAATACGTGCGCGTTTTTCGTGAATTCGGGCGTACAAACCTTTTTTAGCAGCCATTAGTTACACTTCCAGCGTCTGAGTGATGCCTTTGCGCGCTCTGCTGGGCCTTTGGCCTTGGCAACAACGCCTTTCATACGCGCACAGAACGACTTTTTGCGTCCTGCGTCTGCCTTAGTCTTAGGGCTAGGGGCAGGAGCCTTCAGTTTGCTGCCCGTGGCACGGTTGTACTTCGCTCGACCCTTGGCGGTCAGGCCAGCGCCCTTAGAAACGGACTGCTTTTCGCCGCGACCAACGGAAAGCGATACGGACTTCTTAGCCACTCAAGCACCCATCCACGACGAGAGCATCTCGCCGCGTCCTGAAAACTTACGCTCGATTTTAACTCTTGACTCCCGACTTGCAACAGGGTACGCGAAAGTAACCGCTAAAGCATCTGCTGCGTCAGGGGAGGCCAAGCCTCTAGCCTTCATGTCTTTCTTGGCTTCAAGGGCGATAGCACCCGAGGAGTTGGTCTTGTACTGCGGGCTACAGAGGTCGGACTTCAGCAGTCGTTCGTTCGGGATCGAGGCGGTACGCAACCACTGGCGCATATCACCCCACATCTCGGCACGCTTGTTCTGCCACATCGCAGGCTTTGACGACTTCCAGCCAAAGTTAACGCCACGCACCTTGTATCGCTGTTCTTTCAAACGATCCAAGATGCCGTAACCAAGGCCACCTTCGTCAAGGACAACGAGCGCAGGGCGGAACTCTTCAATCGCGTCGATTACTCGCCCGACGATCTCCATCGTATCTTCGCCTTTATAGCGCTTAATCGCGACGACATCGCGTCCTTGACGCGCCACAATGACCGTCGAGTCATTACCACTTCGAGCCGGATCAACGCCCAATACAATCGGAGCAGTTTCATCCTGGTACTTAGGGCGAGACGCCGCTTCGTCCACCAGGCTTGGAGGGATGAACTGGTCGTCTCCATCGGCGGGGAACTGTCCATACACTTCGATTCGGGCTTGCGGGGAGTCCGCACCGTACTCTTCGATGATTTGCTCGTAGACCGCTTTGTCGGTGTCTTCGACTTGGCGGGCGTCGATGCTTTGCGTCGTCCAGAAGTTCCTTTTCGCGTTGAAGCACTCATAGAAATAGCCCTCATTCCGTCGTGGGTTGCTAAACGCAAACCAGAAACGGTTTGGCGTGTTCTCAGTAAAGAAGCCTGCGGTCACAGACCAGATAGGGTCAGGGATACCCGAGGCTTCGTCGAAGATGACCATAACACCGTCGTGGTTGTGGACACCGGCATACGAGTCGGGGTTTTCTTCTGACCAGAGACGACCTTCGACAGACCAATAACGGGTGCCTTTCTTTAAGTCGCGTTCGACCAACTCAGCAATCCATTTAGCGGGCATCACGCGGGTAGCGCTGATCTCAAACCAATGCGAGTTGATTAGGAGCGCTGCCCACTTAGTGATTTCGGCCCATGTGATCGAGCGCAACTGCGCTTCCGAGTTAGCCGACACAATGGTCGTGGAACCAATCCTAGTCGTCAGCATCCAGAGGATAAGCCACGACACCAACGCTGACTTACCGATACCGCGACCGGAAGCAGTAGCCATACGCAGGACTTCGTAGGCGGTGGCTTCCTTGTTCTTTTTCATGTGCGCCGCTACTTGGCGCAACACTTCACGCTGCCACTTACGCGGACCTTGGAAATGTTCAAGGGGCGTGTTCTTTTTCTGCCACGGGAACACGAGCAGCACGAAGGCTTCCGGGTCGTCCTTGATAGAGGGCGACCAGAGTTTGCTCATCAGCAACTCTTCTTCTTCGGCGCTATAGATCGGCAGTTGCACGCTCTGGCTCCAACGTCAGAAGTTTGGCGGGTTGATGCTCTAGTACCAAGTCACCGCTTCGCGGTGCTAGTGCAGGCGGTGTATCCGACACCACTCTTCCCTGAATAACGCGGGATTCCGCCTCTTGCAGTGCCGCGATGATACTGATCTGCGATTTAACATCGACCTGCACCTGGGTCTTAGCGACCCACCCATGCACGTGCTGCAAGAGAGCAAGTGCTGCCTTGCTATCGCCACCAAGAGCCGCCACGCGCAACTGGTTGGCCGCCTCAAATTCACTATCAGCACGACCTTTAGCCTCCGCGATAGCCGCAGCCCCGTCCATCTGGCAGAGCCTACGGTACTCCATCGGCAGCATGTCCGCAGCAAAGGCTAGGGCATCACCCTTTAGCCCAAGTTTGGCAGCCTCGTAAATCTTATCCAAAACCTCTTGAGAGGCTTTGAGTTCCCGAGGCTTAAAAGGGATAGACCTAAACGTCTCCATGCTTTGCCTCGTACTTAAAGGTGATCCCGTCGCATCGAGGTTTATCGGTGACCCAGCCGTAAGAGACACGGTGAGCGCACCAAATCTTGTTTTGCGGACGCGTCACTTCAGCAGACCAGAAGCAGGAACGGCATACCAAGGCAGTGGCAGCAAACTGCGACCACTCTTGCTCCGTCATTCGTAGTGCCATGCGGGGAATGTAACAGAAGGTTTGGCGAGAGAACAAGCAACGTATGGGATTGTCCCATCGGGAGGCCGCGATCTTGAACATCCGTCAAGACTGTGTGCCGAGGCGGAAGCGTTAAACGTTTAGTGCCTTAGATTTTTAGCAAGTGCTAGCAGGGGGAACAACCCATCTTGCTATTCAGTTACCTCTCGGTCGCTACCAGCGCATCTGGTCAGACGTTGCAAGTAAAGGTTACCAAACAATCGTTTATCAAGGGAAGAGGCAAGTAAAGGATGCGTTAGCGAATGCGTAAAGAATTAACGTGTTTGGGGGATGCGTTAAAAAAAATAAAAAGTTTTTGTGAGCCTTTCGTAATCGTGACCGGCCAACGCCATGCCCTACCCCCCCCTGTTGTTTTGCCACAACACCTTGTTGTGCGTGTACCACAACCCTAGACGCTAATCATTCTCATTAGCCATAACAGAATTGTTTGCAATACGTTATGTTGCGTGAGTGCAACACGTTGCGTTTATGCAACATGGCTACGTTGTGGCGTAGATGCAACAGTGATTGTTGCGTAGGTGCAACAAGGTGGGCGGAAAGGGTGATTCTGTCAGTAATGTTAGTAAGTAGTCATTTTTTTTAAGTTAGTTTTCTACACGGGACACTTTGACGAATCAGGTTAATAACTCTCTTTTTTACTTACATTCTACAAATAGTCTTATTTTCCAGTGTTTTGCACGTAAGTAACGGTTACTTTCCAGCCTTGCAGACAATGCCTAGCGTTTTAGCCTAGCATCTAGCATAAAAGACTTGTTTACATTCCTATCGTGCTAGGTTATAAAAGACTTGTTTACAAAAATACACGGAGCACATAGTTATGACTCGTTTTCTAAACACTCTCTGTTTCGTTTCGTTTTTCGTATCAATAGCCGGTTACGTGATCGGCGCAGACTTGTTAGCCATTGTTTCGATGTGCATTTCTGGCATCGCGGCATTGATCGAATACACGATCAACTAACTATAAGACTCTCGGAGAATCACACAATGAAAACTAAACTTCTTAACATCGATGCCAACCCGAAAACGGTTAAGGGCGCTAAACGCGGCTATATGACCGCCGTTCTGTACTTAGCGCCTCACAATTCTAGCGGCATCCAATTATGCCCAACGGCTAACCTGGCCGGATGCGCGGCTACCTGCCTGAATACCGCCGGACGTGGCGGCATGGCTAAAGGTAGCGCCACGTTTCAGACTTCTAGCGGTACCGTGCTCCCTGATAACGCGATCCAACATGCCAGACTTCGGCGCACGGCATTCTTTCATCAGCATCCCGTAGACTTCATGGCGCAATTAATGCGCGAAATTGACGCGTTTCTGGCTAAGGCTAGCCGCAAGCGCAAGCGCCCGGCCATCCGTTTAAACGGTACTTCGGATATCCGTTGGGAAATGGTGCCGGTTACCCGTAACGGGAAACACTACCCGCACATTTTCGCGGCATATCCGCGTGTTCAGTTTTATGACTACACCAAGATTCCGAACCGACACGTTACGGGAATCGCTAACTATCATCTGACGTTTTCTTACAGTGGCCGGGCTGAGTACGCTCCGATCGTCGTCAAAGCGCTTCGCAACTATTCAGCGGACGTGTCATTCGCGGCTGTGTTCAACGGTCCAGCGCCTGAGTACTTTTTGGGGCGCCCGGTTATCAACGGCGACGAAACAGACTTGCGATTCCTAGATCGTGCCGGGGTTGTTGTCGCGCTAACGGCTAAGGGCCGGGCACGTCGCGACACGTCCGGTTTCGTGATCGATACCCGTGCGGCACGGATTGCCGCCTAACCTAGGGAGAATGCATACATGGATAACGCAAAAT